GACCGTAGGCGCAAAAAACGGAGGCATATACGCCTCCGCCTTAACATCATGCACAGAGAACACATGCAAAATCATAAAGCCTCCTTCAAGGCCAAATGCTCCACGAAATCGTGAAGCCAAATCAAAAAGACAACAAAATCACTGTCAAACTTAAAGCACACAAACACAACACATAACACAAAAACACAAAACAAAGAGGATCGAAACGACACACAAACTACTCCACACTACGACGCAAAAGCTTAACACGCTCGACCTGAACAGTCTCGCGATCGTCAAGCCTCTCACGCGTCGTATCCTCGCTATGCTGACTAGCAGCCGCGACCCGCCGCGCCTTCACGCGGCAAAACTCCTCCGGGTGCAACTCAGCGAACCGATCGTCGTAAAACTTAGGCACGCGACAACGCTTGCCATTAATCACAACAAAATCGTCGCGGAAAGTCTCATCGCCGTACTTCTCAAACCAGCCGGCTCCCAAACCAGGATTCCGCGACATCGTAACATATTCCGGCCGACGACCACCATAATGACTCTCGGCCTTATCACCAGTCACTTTCTTCATAACATACCGCGCCACATACGCCGCGGACTCAAACGTCACGTCACCAATAATAGCGTGACCTAAACCCCACGTCTCGGTCAAAACCTCCGACGTGTACAAACGATGACCATCCTTCGTCATCTTAAACAACACGCGATCGGCGGAGAAATCCTGACCGAAAATACACGCGTGATAATGCGGCCTAGCAGTAATCTCACCGTACTCGCCGCAATGAAAGAACCTAACCTTGCCGACATTCTTACGCAGACGCTTCATAAAACGCTGCCAGTCGTCAAGACACAAACCCCTATCCCCTGGCAAATGCTCGTCACTATACGTCAGCGTAATAAAGCACGACGCCTTATGCAAACTGGCCTCGTGCAAGCACCGCATCGCCCAACGGCGCGAACGCTCCAGGCGGCAGCCAATACACTGTCCGCACGCAACAGTCACAGTACGATCCTTCCAAGCCTGGGAAAAATCGAACGTAACGCCGCCACCCTGCATCCGCCATCCGGTGATAGGACGAAAACACGGCATCGAGGGGAAAAACTAGAGACGCCAGCCGCCGCGCATCGGACGCGCCGAAAGATTAAGCCTGGCCGTCCCAGCACCTCGGCGAAAATTCTTCCGAGACTTACCACGAGACATTCGAGAACGCTTCATAAATCCTCCAGGGGGAAAAAAGAGCGACACCGGTCACTGCCCGAGTCCCATCGTAGCAGGCCGGTGTCGCTCCCACCAGTTACATCAAGAGACGAACTGGTGGACCCCCCTACCCCTTAGCAGGGGAGATCTTACCCGGCGGCACCTTGGCGCCGTACTCGCTCTCAAGCACAGCCACGAGACCGAGGATCACCTCGCTCTCAGCCATCGAAAGCGTTTGCTCGTTAAAAACATCCGTCTCCGCCGCAACACGACTGAGACGCGCAAGCGAACGGGCCGCCATCGCAATAGCTTGCTTCACCGCAAGACTCGCCATTCTCATACTCCTCGGGTCAACATTGACCCTATTGGCCCATTCTACAAAATCCGGCCCGGACGTCAACACAAAAAATCGCCTCCGAAGAAGATAATTCTCAGCAACAACACGAGAATTGGCACACTACTTGCCGCCCTCCGGGGACGCCGTAACGACCGGCGCCGGCTCCGCCGGCGCCGGAACTTCAAGACCGAGCTCCACAAGCTCCTCCCGATTGGCAGGATCCGACGCAAAATCCACAAACTTGCCCGGATCATTCTCACACCGGGCCCGCAGACGCGCGGGAAGCGCGTCAAACTCCGCCTGAGCTTTCATCACCATATCAAGCGCCGTCTGATAATCCACCGAATCCGAAAAATCCCCGTAAACCGGAGTCTTGCTATTCAAATGCGCCACAAAACCCTGAGTCCGAAACTTCCCAAGAATCTTATTAATATCACACGCATCAGCCATGTCGGACTTAGTCCGACCCTCCGCGGGATCAAAACTAATCGCACTCTCATCGAAAAACTTCAACTGATCCGCCATAAATCCCCCTATTTAATCTTCATAAACTTCAGAAAATCGCGGCCGCCGGCGTCCATACCACGCTTCATAAACGCCGCCGTCTTACCAAACTCACTCTGGTCAACACTCTTCTCAAGCAAAGCCTTCGGAATCAGCGCAGCCGCCAACGTCGTATCAATCCACGCCTTCGCGGCATTAGCCTCCTGATACGCCGTATTAGACCGCACATTCTCCGCCTGCACACCAGCTAGAAAAGTTTGCGCTTTCTTATAACGAGAATCCCAAACAAGATTCGCAGACTCATAACCCATCTTCTCACGCATTGACCTCTGCGTATCGGCTTGCTCCTTCAGCAACGCTCTCTCCTCAGCTTGCTTCTTCGTCGCTAAAACCGCGCTACTAACACCCGCCAGCGGATTATCAATGTACGCCGCCGCACCAGGCGGCGTCGACGCGCCGCCGTACTTAGCCGACAAAATCGGGTTTAAACCTGCCGCCTTCAAATCGGCGATCTCACGCTGATGTGCAGTGTTACTCATACGCTCCTGAAACTCCATCTGCTTATTCGCGATTGCAATATTCGCGGCAGCTTGCGCCGCAGAACCAATCGCATCACCTGCACCAAACGTAAACATATCCGTAAGGAAACCCACACATCACCTCCTCAAAACACTAGAAATGATCCATAAGACCAGGCACCGAATACGTCGGCATTGGCCTAGCACACATCAGCTTAAAATAACCGTCAAAAAGAAAATGAGGCTCAGTCGCAACCGCAATAACCCGAATCATCGGAGGAGTATCCTGAATAAACGTATCACCCAAAACCGGCAAAGTAGCAAAACTCTGCGCCAAATGCCACGAATTCAAGCTACCCGCCGCAAAATTGCGAAACTTACCAGTAAGCCCAGACGGCTTATACCGATATTCCGCATACCGCTCCTGATAACCAAACACGCCGATATCAGCAGACGGATTACTAGAACCCTGAGCCCAAATCTCCTTATTCAGCACAGCTTGCTCGCCGATATGAGCCAACGCCGGCCAATAAAAATCCCACCGAGTAGTACGAGACCACATACGATGCAAACCAGCATCGTAAGTCAAATCCGCCCGAACCGCCACTAGTCCAATCAAAACACAATGCTCAGTAAAACTCTTGCTAAAACCAATACCCGTTTTCTGCACAACACCATACGCGGACAAACGACCCTGTTTAACAGTAGCCGTACTCTCCGCGGTCATCGGCACCGGAGTCAGCAGCAACGGTGCACTACCACCACCCAAATACTCCGGCCTCTGCAGCCGCGCATCCGGCGACGTAACCCCGAAATGCGACCGCAGAATTTCCGTATAACGCGTCCCACCACGCGCGTCCCGCTCGTACAAACGCTGAATCTGAAAAGCCTGCCGAATCTGATTAATCGTCGCCGCCGTAGCCGTAGAAAGATCCGTATACAACCCCGGCTGATCCCACAGCAGACGCTCACTAGCCGTCATTGGATTCCCAGTCGCAAACGCCACATTAGTCGTAATCGTCCCATGCAGCTGACGATTACCCTGTCCATCCCCAGCCGTCTTAAACACCGGCCCGGCACCAACAGGATAAAGCACAGGCGCGGTACTCCCAAGCGGCAACTCCACCGCAGGACCCTTCTGCGGCCACGGTAGACAACTCGTAAAATAATCATGCCGCTTACCGCGCCGCTTCAAAACATAATCCGTACTAGCGTCCGGACCATTACCCACATTCTTCGCGACAGAATTCTGCAAATTTTCATCGCGAAACCATTCATTCCAAATCAAATTATATGCCCTCAGGGGAAGCGCACTATGAACCATCCCTGGCGTAACAATCGGCAAACCCATATAGTCATACAGACTATTAACAGGATAACCCCCTACCGGACTCGTAATCGTCGGAATAACAAAATCAGTGCTATCCGCCGGATTATCCTGAGCGCCGTTGAACCTCTCCCAATTCGTCCACAGCAGCCGATTCGGAACCGCGAAAAAGAAAAAATCCATATAAACATTATCCATCAACGGCTGAAGCAACGTCGCCACACGAGCGAACGTTGCCATACGCAAATTAAACGTATCCCCAGGCAAAGCCTCATCCACAAAAATCGGCACCAGAAATCCCGCGTCGAACGTACTCTTAATACCGTGCGACCGATCAAACTTAGACCGCTGAATCTCAGCACGAGGAATCTGAGAAAACACGTGATCGCCAGACGAATGCCCGTAATTCCTAGCCATTGCGCACAACCTCCGCCAGCTTCCCATTCATCACAGGAGCCAAGATCTGCAACGCAGAAGTCAAACAAAACGGCCCTCGATTCTCGAACATCGCCAAACCGTCGTCCCACGTACCAATCTCAAACAGCCGGAAATCCTCCGGATGCTTAGAGAACTGACTGTTCTCATCCTTACACGCATCCTCAAACATACGATGCGCCATACCGACCGTAGGCGCAAAAAACGGAGGCATATACGCCTCCGCCTTAACATCATGCACA